GGCCTGATGAACTCAGACCAGTCGTGCTCCTCAAAATACAGATACGACACGACCACAAACATTGTCACAGTAACACCAAGCCCACTACCCCCCATCATCCACTGAGCAACAAACAATCGAAGTGCAATCGTGATGTACGCGATGCCCTTCAAAAAGAGATACTCATCATCTGTGCGTGCGTGCTCCACACTCAAATAGTCCCACATTAGTAACGCCACATTGTGGACACAGTGGTACAAGCATGAAGTCAAAACGCCCAACCAACACGGGCTGCGCACGCGCATAACGTAGAGTGAGTAATGTACAAAGACCTTGACGAGGATGTCGGCGGCCCCATAAACACCGTTTGACATTATGGAAGCCAATTCCACAAGCATGACAAGCATGCTCGGGACAAACAGGCCGGTTGCCCAGCCGATCCCCCTAACCGCCATCTCCTCAAACACTGTAGTAATCACCAACAGTGCGAGCTCGGCAAGGTCCGTCCCGCCCTTCACCAACGACCAGACACGTCTGCCCTTGCGAAACATAGTGTCTGAAACTGAGCAGACTGATGACTGCACCATCACCTGCACCCTGGAGTCGTTGGCCATCTTAACCACCGCATCCTTGAAACTGCTGGGCCTAATATCGATGATTGGCTCAGCATCTGATGAATGTGGATGGACAACCACATACTCCCTGTAGTTGTCCGCCATAATAGCTGGCATGTCCATCTCGATGGCAAATGGCAGCTTGTTGGCACCCTCTCTCAAGGCGAGCAATTGTTGCTCACATTCACATTGCTCAGTGGGTGTGATGCCATACTTCTGCCAAAAGGCGACGCGCAGCTGCTGGGGGACATCTTGATGCACATGCTTATAACCAAGGCCGCTGTAGAGCTTGTCACGTTCCCACAACCCGGTGCGAATGCCCGAAACAACATGTAGCATCTTATAAAACCGAATCCCCTTAGTGAGCTCCAGGATCCGCTCACACGCAGCCGAAACAATTGGCGCATTCGGGTAAAGCGCCAAATAACTGAGGGCCTTAGCGCGCTGTAAGGCCCACAATGTGCGGCCTGAGGCAAGGCAATATTGCTTTGGTCCCCATGAAAGTGACAACAGTATCTTATAGGGGTCACCAAACGTCTCATCGGTGATTCCGTCACCGAAGAGCTGACAAAAGCCCAGCTCACAGGTGTCGTCCGCGACGTCCATCTTCACGTCGAAACCATTCCGCACAAAGTTCTCCTTCAGAGCCTGGCCATCTTCTTTTCCGGTGTCATTGAGAAAGATGCCATCATCTCCTTCAACCACACCATCCACATGGTGCGCACCAACCATCTCATTGGCGAACAGAATGGCCATGAGATTGGTGAAACCATTACCAAGTGAGGTGTGGTTGTCACCTGAGAAACGGCCCTGAACTCCCCGCAGGTGGGCATACCGACTCTCCAAGTCGGCAACGTGTGCAATTACAGCACGCATGAGGCGGTTGCTAAATCTCCCGTCTGGATGTTGGCGGAACATATGCTTAAACAATGCCACCTCACATATTTCTTGCGTCTGAATGCACATGGCTGCCTCAAAGGCCGAATGGTCGGTACCATAGACGGTCTTTGTGTGACATTGCAAGGCTTTCAACACCTGCAATCTTTCCTGAGGTGTCATTCCCTTGACAAGTAACCAGTGCGGTAGAGTATCTTCTCGACCAAATGCACATAGGGCCCGAACTCGCCTTTGAACTCGAGCGGCCTGGACATGATGATGCGGTTGGCCTTCCACCCATCGTATGTCTCGTCCTTGGTGAAGGCCTTGGCGTTGCGATACAAAGCGTCAAGCCTAGTAGGGTCATGTTCATGAACCGCATCTCGTATCATCTGCTTGTCTCGCTCGTTGTAGTGCGTCTGGGCTAGATAATCTTCCAAATCAGGTTCATCAGTCCATGGAACTGGTTCAAGATTGTCATTGAGCCATCTCCGAACGAAACACTCAAAGGCACGTGCATTGATCGGCGTACGGGCGTTGGGCTGCCTCCCAACACGAGTTAGCATGCCGTGCAACATTGACCACGGGTCATTTGGGTCTGGCTTGGGACGCGCGAACCCATGGAAGTACACTGGCAATGCAACGCCTAACGGCTTCCGGGCGACTGCCACATCACGAACCGTGGCTTTCATCCCCGGCTTTAGCCGTTGCACAGGCATTGGGGCCATTTCAGTCACGCGATAACCATACAACACAGGTCTGGTCAATATCGCGCGAAACAAGGATGTTTCACCCCACGTACTGATGCCGTCCACCGACTCCTGCAGCAACCTTTCAGCGAGTGAATATGTCGCACTCGCAGGGAGCACGCCAGTCGGATTCAAGGCCGTACGCATATCATTATTAATGGGGTGAAACCTCCTGGCCCCATTCCTCACCGACAGGAGCATGTCTGGCGCTGCGACAGCTGTGAATGCGGGTGCCATGAGCTGGAGAAGTAACTGAAGCTCTATGATCACTGTCGTCCTCTTGAGGACAACGCGCCGCGGACATCGGCGCCGCACCATCCCAACCACAGCCGTGATTGCCGTCACCATTGCGGGGACCATGAGCCTGAGTCCAAATATCTGGTAAAAGATGTATGACCACACAACAGGCACAGCCACGCACATGGTGACGAACAGCAGAGCAAGGCATACAGTACGCGTCAACACCAGTTCTATGACGACCTGGTAGTACGCTGTACCGTGTTTAAGCTTCTGCAGTGAGTTGGCGTCAGGCCGGCGATCGATGTTGGGATCGTTCTCGGCCAGTTGGTGCCCAAAGGTCGCGAGCCAAAAGACACTAACATTTATCCAGTCGAAGAACCACTGGAAGGGCACAAACGCCTTGGCCCAGGCGCGCTCCACGCGCCGTACAGCCTCCGTCCGCCATCTGAGAACTTCGCCTGTGGCATCAGGCAATGGCAGAGGTGGCTCGGGGGGTGGCTGGGCAGGTGGTGCCTCAGCCACATTGGGCCCATGCCCGTGACCGTGCGCCTCAGATCGCACGTCACCGGCAGCAAGGACGCGTGCCGCTGCGTCTTCAACCTGTGCCGCAGCAGCAGCAGCGGCGGCCGCCACACCACGGCCGCCCTTCCTCCTCTCACGTCTCCCGGCACGGGCCTCCCGTGCTGTGTTCCCACGTCGAGCGCCGCCGCCATGCGGGCCTGCGCCATTACCCCTGCCCCCAACATGTGGTGCGGCAGGGCGGGGTGCAATGCCACCGGCGTCCGGTTCGGCATTCCCCCTATTGGGATTTGGAGCAATGGGTGGGACCTGGTCATTATCCATGAGAGTAGATTTCCCCTTCTAACCACGGTTGGGGAGATAAGGCCAGTGGTCAAATAAACATGGCCCATGAAGACGTAGGCGCGTCATGCAGGGGCAACCCGCCCAAACAATGGGAGGGCACTGGCCATCCGTGGCATAACAGGCGCCTCGCTCTACTGGCCGGTGAGAGGCACTGGGACGAGCAGCCCAGTGCG